TTCATTCTAACTCCTCCCTTGCACAAGCCTTACAATGATATTTACCTTCAAATTGAGGATTGTGTGCCAATGGTTTCTTACACTTAACTACATCAACTCTCCCTGTTCCGCTTGTTTGAATCCAAATAAATTTTGTTCTCTCATCTTTCATATTATCACACCCATGTTTCCATATTTGCCGCATCACAAAGACCAAAATAACTACAATGAGAACAAGTCTTGTAAAAGAATTTAGTAGGGAATTCCTTATTCTCATAAGCAAGAATAAGTTTCGCAATACTATCCTTAACAGAAGTCATAGAACGAGTCTTGGCTTTTTCAACAAAGACATAGTTAGAAACAGGATAATACCAACCCCAATGTGAAACAGTCATATCTCTATTTAGTCCACATTTCTCAAGCACTTCATCAGGAGCATTTTCAATAAGTAGTTGATAGAAAGCCATTTCCTTTCTCATCATACTTGTTTTGTAATCTTTCCATGCCCCTGTTTTATACTCAAAAGGAATAAGTTTACCATCTTCAATAAAGATTCGGTCAATGATTCCTTGAATGTGAATCACATAATCTCTACTAAGAGGATATTTCTTAGAGAAGTCAGCAGGAATAGTAATTTCTGCATCAAACTTTCCTTCGTTCACAATCGGGAGATATTCTTCGGTTTTTTCTTCAGACCTAGATTCAATAAATCTTTGAGCCTCAAAAGCGGCTACGGTTAAAGACACATCATAGTAGTCATCTACAGGCATTAGGCTTGTAGCATATTCTAGAACTTCTGTGTTGTTCATTGATTCTGCTTTCTTAACATCAAACTCATTAAAAAACGCTTCTCTATGATTGTGTAGAACAGTTCCTTTTCTCATGGCTTCTGTTTGGTCTTGAGGCAATCTTTGGATATAACTGAAATCATATTTTTTAGGACACCAATCGTATGAACCTAGAGAAGATTTAGTAATCTTCAAGATAGGCTTTGATGGGTCGTCATAATTTTCAGGCAACCACTTGTATGTGAATTCCCTCATTGAGTCAATTCTCGCTTTGTATTTTTCATCTGTATTCATTTTTTATTCCCCCTGTATTGTGGGTGGTCTTTTAATTCCCATTCTCTAAGTTCTTTAGACGCACAATTCCATTCAGCAAGAATAAAATCGTGCATAAAAATTATATAATCTTCAAAATTATAGTCCTCAAAATATCCTTCAACTTGTGCTGATTGATAGTCTTTCCATAATTCTTCTTTTCTTTCATTTAATTCTTCTCTATTCATTTTCATCACCTTTCATTTTTCCATAAGTCTTTTCCATAGCACTAATTAATGCTTGATATTCACCATCTAACATATCTACATACCAAAGAAGAAAGTCCTCAAAAGACATATCTTCTTGAACGGTTAATTGAAACTTACCAAATTCGTAAGTCCATTTTTCTCTTATCTTATCTAATTGTTGTTTATTACTTTCTTTCAAAACCATTCCTCCAAACTCTTCTGTATTCTTCCTGTTCTAATAGATGATAAATCCCAACCCATAGCCTCATACACAGGCTTTGCTTTATCTACAACTTGTTGAGCATAGTGTTCCCAATCAGGAGTGTAATCTTTAAAATCAGCAAAGACTCTTCCTGAGATAAATTCAGCAGGTTTCTTTTCCTTAGTCAAAGGATTAACATAAGCCATACCTGAATTTTTTGCCTTTAAGAACAAATAACTATCATCAAACTCAATATCTGTATTTTGCCATGCGTTGATAACTCCTGCAACTCCTGAACCTATGGTTGGCCTCTTGTCTTCAACAGTAGTAAAGACAGAAACTCTCTCTCCACACTTATGAATTCCATTTTTTCCTTCGTTTTGACCGCATACACTAACATTCACTAGGTCTTTTAAGGCATATTTTCTACCGCAATCAGGACATTTAACCGAGAAACGAGCCTCTTTTAGGCGTGTTCTCTTAATTAACTTCGTGAAATCGTAGTTTCCATTCAAGACACTAACATAAGTCCTATGCAAATAGGCGTTTATTTTCTCCATCGGTTGTTGGTTAGCCCACATTTGAAGCGTTTTTGTTTGAACTTCTTTGGCCATCTTTGTTTCTGATACTCTTTTTGCTATAAATCCCGTCATTGTAAACTTAGGTTCATCAAGCCAATTACCATCTTCCCAAGTAATCATACCTGCATTTCGGTTCTTTACTGTCCCGACTCCTAGAGCATTGTAATACTTCTCAAACTCCAATACTACAGGGTGTTCATTGAGTCCTAGAACATTAGGGAAGTGTTCTCTAACGCTTGCTTCTATCTCTTTGATAACCTCTTGAGCCTTCTCTACTGAATCTATTTGCACATAGATTGAATCTGTATGTCCGTAAACTACTTTCATTCACTCATCTCCATATATCTCATATCGTCCATTACTAATTCAAGACTATAACGGCAATCAAAACAATAGTATTTCTCAAACAAAGGTGTTTCAACTACATTACAATTACAACCTTCCATAGAACATATCATACTATCACCGTCACTATTGTTATTATGGTCACTATATTTACAATATTAACCATCATTAGTATTCTATTTGATTTTGCTATCATATTCAGCAACTCCTCAAGTAATTCATTCGTTTTGTCCATCATCATGATTTACACCTTGTTCAATGTCTAAGATAATAGCATTACGCTTTAGATTATTCATCATTTGAAATATCTCTTTTACTTCTTGTAATGTTATTTCCCATGTTTCTTCGGTATCATATGATACCTTTACTGTTACTATTTTAACTCTCATAATCCAAACAACTCCTTATGACCACATACAGAACAAACAAAAATTGCTTTCTCCTTTTGATATGTATATCCCGTTTTACGGGGTTGGTAGAATTTTAAAGTCATTTCTCCATGACCACAATTTAAACACTTCATATTCCCAACTCCTTTGCTTTAAATGCGGCCAACCTAATTGCTTCTCTAGCACTAGCAGTAATACTAGCGGCTAGTTTTGGATTAGCCCAACTAAACCCTGTAAATCCAATTATTCCATAGAAAGATGCAGATAGCCTTTTAACTGCCATTTGATTATTATACCATTTCATATATTCACCATTTGGTTTTCCTCTAGCCTCTTTCATTTTGGCTTTGTATTCATTTCTTAATTCTTTAAGTTCTAATACTGCTCTAGGCAATAGTCCCAACTTGTCTGTTTTGAAGTAAATCATATCTTCACCCACAGGCTCGCTGAAATCTCTAGGAGTTAGGATATTAACTCCAAACTCCGTAGGCTCATCAGAAATAGTTTCCCAACTAATATTTCTAGCAATCATCATACTAGGATATAGACCTGCGAAATCAAAAGCGGCTACATTAAGATGTAATCCGTTTGTTCCTTCGCTGAGTGGGTCATATATCATAGCCCCTTGATACGCTTGTTTCTTTTCTTTTTTGTTTCCTGTTGGTGCTTTCCACCAAGCATTTCTCATGAAGTAAATGCTACCCATGTGGGAAGCAAAAAAGCAAGCATCAAATGGTGCTTTTAGTAATCTTTGAAGTGCTAGAATAGCCTCACTACAATAGTTTGATTCATCAATTTCTACCATTAGTTTTACATCTAATAAAGCATATTCAAGATAAGTTTCTGTATCTTCTAGCCATGCTTTACGATAAAACTCGTTTGGGTCGGGGAACTTTTCAGATACTAATTTGTTCTTACCCAACACTTCTTCCGATACATAATCCAAAGATAGCGAAGGTAGTGTTCCTCTTTGTGAATCATTCCATTGACGCTCAAATGCCATATCAAGATTCAAAGTGATTCTTCCTCCAATAGGTTGTTCAATTGGTGAAAACCCATTATCATAGTAAAGAAACTTGAACCCTTCATTCTTAGTTTTTCTAATTCCTTTGATAGAACCAATAGGCGACATAATCAATGGATTAAGTCCTACTGCACACGCTCTTTCAAGAAGTTTAGGAACATCAGCAAAATTACCAAACCAAGCGATTAACATATCGGGGTCTTTTACAACCATAGTTGTCATAAAGTGTTCAAGCATATCTTTTTCAGAACTAAAAACATATTTTGGTTGTTTTGACTTGTCAATTTCATGTTTGTATTTATTAGGAAACCATACCCATTGATGATACTTCTCTTCATAATTATCATACGCTACAATGGTAGTAATCTTACCGTCATGTTCTCCACCTTGTTGCCATTCCATATCCCAATACCACTTACGCATATCATATTCAGGCATATCATGTAATTCATCTACACAGTATCTAAAGTGATAAGGCACATCAGCCTCATATGTTTTAGAAAACTTATCCTTAGCCTTTCTAATATCGTAGGAGTTATCCACAAACACTTTCTTTAGTGGTGTGCCGTCAATATTAACCCAATCACCACGAAGATACTCAAACTCTCTAGTAATATATTTACTAGGTCTGTATTGAGGCTTTTCGGTTTCAGTTTGCTCAACAAAGAAATACGGTCTAAATCTGACTTGTTCAAATCTTCTCTCTCCGTTTTCTCTCCATGCTTTGTAAATTGTTTTTCCATCGTCCATTTTACTAATTATCATTGGTATTCCTCATTATTATTTCACCCGTTTACTGTTGGGGCTTTGACCATTAATCTATCATTTGCTACAATAAGCAAAGGAAATTCGTCTTTTACATAGAAGTTTAGTAATTGGTCTTTATCAAAGAATGAATAAAGTGGCCCACTAAACTCTAGCGTTGCTTCTTCTCCTAAGTTATATGCAGGTGTAATAGTGGCTGAATATTTACTAGAAGTGTTATTTCCACTAGAGAACTCAACATTCTGTTCTTTGTAGTCTAACTTGTAAATACCCGATTTAGCCAACTCACACGCTTTTAGCGTATTCTTGAACTGTTCTTGATTAAGAGTAAATGCTCCTTCAAAGGCAGTTTTGTTAAAACCAAACAACTTCTGCGGAACAGGCTCGTAAACAACATGGTTGCCTAACATAGTTCTAATTCTAGTAATGGCTTCAAAACCACTATGAATAGCCACTTTCTGCAAATTCGCATTTTTAGATTCCTGACTTAGTTTAATCATATCTCCTATTTCAAACTGAACATTCCCATCAAAGGTTTTCAAGAAAGGTATCATTTCTTTTGCATCAGCAATAAAATTACCATCTTTAGTTCCTTCAACTTCCATATTGATACAAACAATAAATGTTGTATCTCCATTCCATATACTCAAGTTATTATCCTTGAGTTCAGCCCAAACCAAAGAACCGATACTAGAATTAGAAAAGCCACCTGTAGTCAAGTGCTTTCCCTTTACCTGTATCTTATCTAGTGCGTTTTGCATTTCCTTACTATCTACTGTAAACATCATTCTTCATCACCGCCCCAATATGGGTCTAGTCTATCATTAGGTATCATATCCCAACTGTTTTTCATTGAATCCTCAAATGCTACTGAATCAACAAAATCAGGGTCTTTTAATAACAACAAAGGCTTGTGCCAATTGCTATCTTTCTTAGCCTGTTCTATTGCTTCATGCATTTCTTGTTCTTGGTCTTCATTTACTTCAACCCAATAAACCATAGCATGCCTTTGTCTATTTAGTTGCGCTCTCATGGTAATGGTCATTGGAGCATATCCCATACCCTCGCATTCCATGAAAGACTCTAAACCATGAGCATCTGCTATACCGCAAAATGTCTTCAAATATTTCCCTCCCTCATATCAGGAATACCGTTCCAATTTACCTTACCATCACCGACTTCAAGGGTTTCCCATGTTTTGCCGAGTAGTGCAGTATTTGTTTTACTGCTAAGTAAGGTAGATTTGTAAACAACATCTCCTTTCTTGAGGGTTCTTTTTGTGTTAATAATTTGATGTAGGTAGTCGCCCCAATTGTGCCAATTAGGTTTAGTTCCTACTACTTCTCCTGTTGCGCCATAATCAGCCTTAGCGTGAGTAATGTAAATTTGGTCGCAATTTAGATTCTTACACATCATCAAAAGAGAATAGAATGGAGCATTTCTCTTACCCCATTCAAACTTCATCTTCTGTGGTTTTCCAATTTTAGAAGAACCTGTTACATGAAGTGTGCAACAATCTAGCCACTTATCTACTCCATCAAATACAAAGAGAACATCTTCTCCTTCTTCAATCTTAGACTTTACAAACAATACAAAGTCTTCGGAATTAGCCTCCGACTTTTGTATATCTAATTCACCATTATGATTCCTAATTTCAGGATTCCATAGTGTAATTCTATCTGTGCAATCATGGTTTTGCCTCCATGTAGGCTCGCAACCATCGTCCCAATCCAAAACATAAATTTGTTTATCGGGGAAATCAAGAGCAATACCGCTTTTTACAGTCTTTGGTTCTCCCCAAATACCGCAAATTAGACGGTTTGTTCTTCCTAGTCTTCCTTCTGTTTGCCTCGTCAATTTATCCTTAAAAGCGATAACTCTAGCGTTGTTTTGCATTTCGCTATCTACCTCTATTTTCTTTCCGCTTGTCAATCCCATATTTTTCACCATTCCATTATATCTCCGTTTTCAATTGTTATTTCTTTTCCTCTAACTTTAGACCATTCTTCTAGCAAGTGCCTGAGAGCGTCTAAGTCTTGGCAAACAAATCGTGCTTCTTTACTACCAATGTGTAGTTTAGCCCAATAAGTTCCCTCAACTCTCTCATTTTCTTTCCATGTGATAAAATCCACATTGAACAAATCAACCATATAACTGTTTGATTTGATTAAGTATCTGTTTTCCTTTAACTCATTCATTGTAATTCAACTCCCTTAAATTCAGCATATCGGTTTACTAGTTTATCTAATTCACTAGAAGTAATATGCTTTATGATAGGGTTATCTACACTTGAATATACTTTAACTTCAACACTATCTCCATGATAATTCCATGAAATGTGCTGAATGTTGTTAAAGTGGATAAAGGCTCTATCCGTCATTATTGCATTTCTATATATCTTCATCTTAATTTCTCCAAAAGTATAGGGCTTCGCACCCATTTGAATGTCAATTTCCTCTACAAGTTCACATTTACACTTGCTATCGCATTAGTTTCCGACATGAATTCTGTAATGTCGCCAACTCATCATACCGCATCATCTTCTAGGCTCATCACACCTATACGACATTTCTACGGGGAAACTAATTAGAGTTTAATATCAGAACCAATCAAAGTCTTCCTCCATTGGTTGTGAAACTTCTACTGCTGAACCTTTCCTTTCTATACAAAGAAGACCTGAAACATTAATTGTAACAGGCTC